GCGACCGTAGTAGCGCTTGGCCAGTGCCGGGGTGCTCACGGTCACCATGTCAGCCAGTTTGATCGCCTCGCGCAGCACTTCCCAGAACTCGCCGGCGCGCATGTAGAGGAAGTGATCCGGCGGCAGGGCAAGCAGGTCGTCGTCGATATCGATGGCGATCTTGATGCCGCGCTTCTGGAGCACCTGGATCAACTCGAGAATCTCAGGACGGTAGACGCGTTGGAACACCGCTAAGTCGAAGTCGAGATCGCCACGCACGTCGACAACTCGATCGCGCTCACCCGGGCCACCCTTGAGCCAGCCGGCCTCGAAACCCTCAAGGATCACGATGTCATGTCCCTGACGCTGTAACTCCTCAGCAGGCCACCTCAGACGGATGAATCCACACGCCGCTCGATCAGCGGGCACGACCGCGATCCTCACGGCTTCGCGCTGCTACCGGGCGCTCGTCGGAGTGGACGATTCTGGCAAAGGGGGAAGGGTCGCGAGCTTAAGGCGAAAGGTGCGCCAATCCATACGCCCACCCCGTCTTCCTAGCGCCATGCGGCAGCGGTTCGAGCACGTCACGCGGTGCGCGCTTCCTCGTATGAGCTCGAAGTGACCGCCGCAGTTGAGGCAAATCATTTCACCGAGGGTATTGCGCGCTCGCGGACCGAAATGGTCCAAACCGTAGTACTCGATCACGCCTGTCCGCCCGTCTGCGCCGGATGAAATCTGTACGCCCAGGTGACGTCGTGAATGTGCAGAAAGTGACAACCGGCGGCATAGAGACGTTTCCACATCACCCAATCCTCATGCGGATGCCAGTCGGGGTCGCCTGACTTGCACCAGCCGCCGACGGCACGAGCGGCAGCGGTCCGAATCAACGAACCGCCGCCAGGGATGTAGTTTCCCTGCATCAGCGCGTCGCCGTTGAAGTCCCTGCAAAATGTGTGATTCGCGCCGATGCCTTGGAAGTCTGGCCAGATGACGTCAAGCCCATTTGTTGCGTGCGCTTCCAAGATTGCGAGATGCTCAGGCAGGAAGTAGTCGTCATCAGCAAGCAGCGCAACCCACTCTGCAGTTACCTTCGCGAGTGCTCGGTTCTGCGTTGCAGCTGCTCCGGTATGCTCCACGTCAGGTTCGAGGATGAACTGATCAGGCTTCCGGGTCTGCGCGTGGACACTAGCGACGGCTTCGGCGACCAGTGCAGGATCTCGCTCTGGAAGGCGCGGCATGAGGACGGCAATCGTCGACATGCTCAGACCGGTCCGTATTCGCGCTGGACGCATTCAAGATGCAGCAGCTTGTGCGCGTCGAGAATGTCCAGCACCGCGAGCACGTCCAAGGCTAGGCCGGTACTCGCTTCGTAGACGACCATTCCATTGACAACGCCGGGCATCCACCGCATCGCCACGAGGTACGTCACGACTCCCTGCAACGTCTGAGAAGGAGCGCCCACAGCCGTCCCGGTGAGCGGGTTGATGGAGCACCAGACGGTCGCAAACTCGGTCCAGGTGATCCCCGCATCGGTGTCTGCGTTCGTATCGGCATCCGTGACGCCGCTCGGCGATTGCAGCACGACCCGGCGACGGAATAACCCCGTGATGATCTGCGTGCTGTCGAGTGCGGGCACTATGCCACCATCGGCGGAGTGTAGTTACGCACCAGATCATCGAAGCCTTCAGGAATCTCGATGGCGACGACGCGTGTGCCGACCATAACCTGAGCGCGGTTCTCATAGTAGTGATCGATCAGCAGACGCACGGCTTGGATGAGATCGTCAGGAACCTGCGCCGCTGTGCCGAAGCCTGCGACGTAGGTCACCACTACCGCAGCGATCTCCTGCGCCGTAGCAGGCCAGACCTGGTTGAGTGCTGGAGTGAGGCGAGCGGGTTTGCTGTTGGCGTCGAGCCGATACACCGAAGGGTCGAGCGTCTGCAGTGCGCCAGAGGGGTCGAGGTAGGTGACTGAGGTGATTGATTGCGCGGGCGGCTCGAGCTCGATCACCGGCCACGGATCCGTCGCCCAGCGCTGCCCGTAGCCATTCCAGTACGACGACGTGCGTCCCCATGGGAAGTAGTCGAGAGTCAACGCCAAGGTTTGGGTGATCAGCTTGGTATACGCAGCCACCTCGACGCGCATCCGCGCTGCGGTGATGAATGTCTCGATCAGCGCGTCGTCGTCCGGATAGTCGACCTTGAGGAAGTTCTTCGCATCGCCGAGGGAGATCGGCTCAGTGGCCGGCGGAGTGACGACGACGATGGAGCTGGTCACCCTTGATCTCCTGAATCACCCCTCCCGACACAGGGGTCCGAGAGGACAGACCCCTGTGCGTTCAGGAAGGGAAGAATTGCTACTTGTTCCGCAGTTCGCCGGGAGCGGCTGTCGCTTGTTCCACCGCCGGAGCCGTGGCTTTGGTTGCCGTTGAGTCGTCCTCCGGGTCGAAGTACAGCGGACATCCCTTGACCAGTGGATGGTCCCCGTTGTGACGCGTGATACCGAGCGTGAATGTGTATTCGACGCCGTCGATCGAGGCGGATCCGCTGGTGTTGGCGACATACATGCGAGCCATCAGATGGCGAGCACCCGGAACGCGTTGGCACTCAAGACGCGGCTCGAGTTTCTCCAATATGCGTAGATCCCACGCTGGCCGGTCGGGAAACGGTTGGCCGAACCGAACAGCATCGGCGCTACTTCGATGTTCATGCCGATGCGATCGACGATGACGAAGTAGCTGAAATCGCCCATCACCATGACGAGTCCGCCGGTAGTCAGGGATGCGACCATCGCCGAGTCCTCGTAGGCCGGATAGCCCATGAGCGGCTGGCTAAGGCGCCCATCCGTCGGGACGTTGTTGCCCAGACCCTGAGCGAACGGACCGGCTACCGAGGCGACTCCGCCGTACCACATCCCTGCACCGCCAGAGGTGTCGAAGGCGCGCACCTTGTTGAACATGAACCGGTTGGCGACAATCGCGGTCCGGGGCCGGAAACGCGGTGGGACCGACTGCTCGAGGGTATACATGTCGCCGATGACGAAGGCACCGGTGGTCGCCGTCGAGGTTGTCGTGGTCGCACCGACCAGGATTCCCTGTGGGTAGACCGTGGTACCAACACCAGTGGTGAACTGGGTTGCCTCGAGGTCGTCCTTGCCATCCTGGAATGCCTGGGCAAGCTCAGTCTGGAGCCCGTTGATGTCCTCCAATGCCTCGATCGAGACGGGCACGAACGCGCTTGCCTTCTGCACCACGACGTCAGGCTGTGCGAGGGTCGGGCTGTTGTCAGTGGACTCGCTTGCCTCTGCGCCGTAGGCCGCAACCACACCGCCAGAGGTGACCCCGCGCCACTCGTTGGTTCCGGCGATGGTGATCTGACGAGCGATTGACCGGAAGGGGTTGACCGACAAGTTGCTGGTGCCGATGAAGGTCGGGTCAAGCTCGTACACGACGGCGAACCCGCCGGCTGTGGTCGTACCCAGCGACATGGCGCGCTCTTCCTCGGGAGTGCGGGCCTTCCCTGCGATGTATTTGTTGATCGCCGAGCGGTACAGGGCTGATCCGGTGACCAGCATGCGCCGCGCGATCTCAGGTGCTCCACCATGCTCCGGGTCGGGAGCGTCGCGGAACTTGAGGAGGGTCTCGATGTGCTCCTTGCTCGCACTCTGATCGGCTCGCTCATGCGGGAACGAGGCGAATTCGAGCGCGCGCATCCCGCGATCTCTGAACTCCCGCGTGGTCTGCTCGGGATTCATCCAGTTCGAGCGTGTGACCGTGTTGAGATCAAAGACATCGCCTTCGCTCATCTTGTTGATCTGACGGACTCCGGTGGGGCCTTCCCAGTGGACCGGCTCCGGGGTCTCGCTATTGCCCGAACGCGCGACGAGCGAAGCAACCCGGTTGGCGCGCTCCTCGATGTCACGGGCATCCTTACGGTGATTGTCGAGTTCGACGTTGTTCTTGTCCCACTCGAGACGAACCTCGTCGGGCATCGCCTCTTCCGCGTACGTCTCGTTGGTATCGCGAATCCAGGTCTCGAGTTCGGTGATGCGGTCACGCCGCTCATCACGAGTCATCTTGGGTTTGATTTCACTCCGTACAGATTTGGCAGGCTTGAGCTTCGCCGGTTTGCTCGGGCTCGCCTTCGCAGGTGCGGACTGCTTACCGCGGGCTGCGGGCGGGGTGAGATTGCCGTCGACGATGGACGTTACGAGGGGCGCAAGTTTGCCCGGATCCTCCAGGAAGGACTCGAGCGTGAACTTGTCGGTCATGCTCCGCATTCCAGCCGATGCACCTTCATACGCAGGGAACGTGACAGGTCCGAACTCCTGCATCCGGACTTCCTTGACCGTCCGCTCCGGAATACCGGAGGGGTTATATGCCGAGCGACCGGGCTTCTTGTTGAAATCATCAGCGACCACGTTGAAGCGGAAGCTCATGCCGTAGGCGCCGGCCTTCAATCCGGGAGCGAGGTCGCGGTTGTACGAGGTGTCGAAGAGCGGCACCTCAGTGCGCACGCCGTAGTCGTCGGGCTCGAGCACTGAGGGAATGCCGAGTACCTTGTCGCCGAGGGAGGGATCCTTGCCGTGGTTGAAGGTCACCTTCATCCGGGAGGCGTTGTTCTGAATGGTCCGGTTGAAGGCATCTGGAGCAAGTCGCTCCATGAAATGTCCCTCATGAATGGAGTTGATCTCGGACCACTGATTGAAGACAGCGAGGTGGCCCACCAATGTTCCCGGACTGTCGCTGCCTGTCGGGGCGTCGCGAATCTCAAGACCGCCGATCGCCCGGACCAGTCCTTCGCGTGGCGGCCGTTCGCGGGTTTCACCATCCTTGTCGGCCGCGTTCTCCTCCGTCCAAGTGTCCGGAAGCGTTGACATGGGACACGAGAGTCCCTTGAGCGCCGTCATGACGTGCGCTTCGATCTGCGCGAAGCTGTAGGTCTTGCTGTGATGGGCCAAGACAGCAGCCGCGTGGACGTCGGCACAGGTGTCGATCGGATATGTGCCGTTCGGCATCGCATACTTCGGATCTGCGCGTGTCTCTTCGGCGTCGTACGTGGCTGTCCGGGAAGGCGGTTTCTTGCCAGCTGCCAGAAACGCCGAGACGATCGGTTCGCCATCAGCGTTCCAGTGGGAGTTGTCCGTGTCCGTGTCGGGACTGGAGTCGTCGTCTCCGTCGCCGTCAGGA